ATAGGATCCGCTGGTGTTGAGATCTCCAAAAAAGTCGATGTTGGCAACGTCATCGACAGAAGTAATGTCATCCCAGTTTTGGGTTGATGAGAACATCAAGCCGCTTTCTTGCTCACTGTTGAAGACGTTTGTTTTTGTACCGTTGAAGTTTGGATGCTCATTGAAAGTCTGAGCAACTTCAGTGTCCTGCGGTGCAGGCAGATCAACAACGACCTTCGGAATCGACGCAGCAGGTGAGTAGTTGCCGCTGCTGTCCTTTGCCCTAATGAGATAAGTGCCTTCCTTCAACGGCACCATCTTTCGGGTGCTGCTGCCATTCACGGCGGGAACAATGTCTTGCCCTTTGCCCCAAGATGCGTCAGTGCCAAGAAGCGGTGTGTGGCGGATCTCTACTGTTCCACCAATCCGCACATCAAGATCCGTCGCCTGCGGCCAAGACAGCTCAGCAGTGTGCTGGTCAATCGTTTTGATGTTCAGGCTTGCAATGCTGACCGGCGGTGCGGTCTTGCCGAGAGCGTTAAAAGTTAGCTCTGCAATCGGTGAGTTTTTGAAGCCAGCACTCTGGCCAAAGATCTCAAACTCATACTTGCCATCTGTTGTATTGAGGATCTCGTAGTCATTGGCAAACGTTGGAAACTCGTTCCAGTTGCCGTCGTCATAACGCCAACGGACAATGGTGCGGGCTGTATCAGTTCCAGGCTGCCAGCTCAGAATAATCTTGGAGAAGACCTGACCGTTTGCCTCATACAGCAGTTCGCTAGCCGTCAGGTTTGTTGGCTCAGCAGCAGGGTTATCGAGCGCTGTAACGTCACGCGCCTGCAACGGCACATCACGCTCAATGTGGTCATATTTGCCGGTCTCGTGGACAAGAGCCGTAACGCCAAATGTCGCATCATCGTTTTCCGTGACGCTGATGACGCGCCAAAGGCTTGGCCGCAACGTGCTGATACCAATAGCAAAGACGGCGTTAGGTTCAGGCGTGCGCTCTAGTGAAGTTGGCAGCGTGATTGTGTCGCCAGTCCACTGGGCACTATTGATGTCACCCACAGACACCTGCCGCACAACATCCTGTTTTCTTGTTGTGTTCGTATCAGGGTCATAAACATCGACTGCCACGCGCAGCATGATGTTGAAATCGAACGTGCTGGGTGCCCCGTTCGGAAACATCTGATCCTTAGTGCGGTCAACCTTGATGACCTGAGCCGTTGAACCAGACTTCACACGGCCACCACGGAACCGATTGGCGCGGAAGGGATCTGAAACCTTGATAATCATCCCAGGGCGAACCTTTGTGCCCTCAGCCAACCGTGTGGTGAAGTTGCAAAGCTCTGTCTCACGGTTCTCTGAATAGAGAATCCACTCACCAAGACGACGCGCTTGCCCGCGTGATGTGCAGCCGACGGCTTTGACGTTCTTTTTGACGACGCCAAACTTCCTGATTGCATCTTCGTCTTCAACCAACTCGTAAGCCGTGTCCCGCACATCAAGGTCCAGATAGGAAACGTTGATGCAGGTGTGGCGCGTTTTGACGCTGCTACCGCTGTAGCTAAAACCTGCCTCGGTGACGTTTGACTGCGTAAAGATCAGCTCAGGGTCTTGTGGTCGATCCATCGACAGCGCAAGATTGCCTGATGTCCAATACGGCTGCGCCCTGAAGATGGACGCCATCTGGTTAATCAGGTCAAACGCTTCAGTTTGAGACTGGATGCTGATGTTGCAGGAAAAACGTGGCTCTTGCCCGCCAAAACCATCAGGGACAAGGGCTGAGCAATACTGCGAGCAATCAAAGAAGTTGAACTTGTTCAGGCGTGCTTTTTCATTGCCTTGAATGTCTTCGTAGAGAATATGATCACCAAATCCAAAGCGGCGAGATGTAAGCAGGTCATAGAGAATCCAAGCCGGATCTGTTGTCCATGCCGCCGCGCCAAAGGTTCCATCCCAAGTGCCGGAATAAATTAACCGCCCGTTTTCAGCATCGACAGTGGCGTTGTTTGGGATCTTGACTTTGATGCCACGAATCCGATATTTACGCTCTGGAACGCTGCTGAACTGCTTTGCATCAATAACGTGACCGACCAATGCTGAGTGGCTATGGGTCAACCTTGCAAAGGTGTGTTCAGTGAAGCTGGCCCAAGTCAGCTCAGAGTTAAAACTGTCATCTGATGGTGTGCGGTCACTATCGTTTGCAGTGATTCGTGTGACCCGAACCTCGACAGGCTTTGACTGTGTGGTGTCGAGGTTGAAATACTTTTTGCGCTGATAAAGGTCAACCGTCCGGCCCCTGATCGTGTCGTTGACAACCTCTTGGAAAGTGCCGCCGTTGTATGAAACCTCGATCTTGTACTGAACCGACGTTCCAACAACGTCACCGTTTGCCTTAAATCTTTGCAGCTGCGGGAGATTGAGCGTTACACGAACAGCAGTCACATTTGTGTCTGTGATCGTCCGGGTGACAGGAATTCCGTTAGCAACAACCACACCAACCGCAACCTCTTCTTGAATTGTTTGGCTGATCTCATCCAGCGGCGTTTGATCTGCCGTGCCATACCTAGGGGAAACATCAAACTGCTGAAAGTTCTTATCTGACTCTGATATTTCTGTGCTTACGTCTGCGCCGGAGCGAACAATAGACGTATTGTTTAGAAAAATGTCTTTGAGCAGTTCGCGGTCATAACGAGCATTAGTCCTAGCAATACCTAGTCGAGATGGTGTCGCAAAACCTTCAATCTCACCTTCACTTAGAAGGTCAACAATCCGCGCAACCTGACGGGAATCGAGATTGTCTTTTGCTGCCTTCTGACTGCCGCCTGCACTGGACTGACCGCCACCCGCACCAATGATCTGATCAGTCATCTTGCGTATTGATGCCGGACGATATAACCACGCTACCGACTAACGTCTCGCCATACACCACTGGAACGGCAACGCCCTGACGGCTTACGTTCTGGATGCCGGAAAAGCTCAACGGGTTGCTGGCTGGGTCAAGGTCTGAGCCTGGCGTTTCAGGTGTTGGCGTAAGCATTTGGGACACGCCGTTCAACACCAAGCCCGCACCAACAGCGGACAAGGTGGTGCCAATAGCCGCAGCATTCAAAACCCCAAGAGTTGATACGCCTAAAGCCGCTTGCCCAGCGCCGAACAAACCAGTTGTGCCAAACAACCCAGCACCGGGAAACAAAAATGACGCGCCAATCAAAGCAGCTCCGGCCAAGACGGAACCACCGCCGCCGCCACCTGCACCACCAATCACTGGCACGATGCTGATCGCTTCACCCTCTCCTGCTGGGTACTGCAACTGTTCAGGGTTGCTGCCTGCCTGCAGCTCTAACCTGCCAGTCAAAACCTTGTAGTCATAGCCCGCCATGTGGGCTGCCAAGCCCTCAAAATTCGCACGCAGAAAGCTCACTGCTTCCAACGGTGTGTCCACAGCAGCGTGAAACACCCGTTGACCCAAGAACTTTGCCAGGCTGCCGTAGACCTTGATTGTCGTCAGCATCGTCAAAACCTCGTCTTGTGGCGCAGGAATCGACCCGTGTTCTTCTGATAATAACCGCCATATAAATCCCTGGAACTCAGCCGACCACGCAAATGGTGAATCATCAAGTTATCACCTAGATAGACAGCGCAGTGATTCAACCCCAAAGCCCCGTCGATGTTCATCAGCAGCAGGTCGCCTTTTTGCAGCTGCTCAAATGAAACCTCAACGAAGCCAGTCTCTTTCCAGCAGTCCTCAAAGATCGGCTGATCATTAAAAGTAGAGAGCGGTGGCCTGTCCCAATCACGCAACTGCAGCCCATCCTCTGCGTACCAATCACGGACGAGCGTCCAGCAATCGCTAACGCCCCACACCCACTGGCGGCCTAGCAGATCTTGTTTGTAGCCCGATGGCTTGATCTCACACCAGCCATCAGATACAAGGCTGACGATGTGCCAAGGCAATCCGCTTTTCTCGCACGCAACCTTGTCCGCTTCGCTTGCCTCTGCCTTCGTGGTCGGATGACTGTGAACAACAGCCATTACTTCACCGGCATCTTCTGCGGCTGCATAGTCCACCGGGTCAAGGATGAACAGCTCTTCCGGTGACTCAGACAAGTTCTTGCAGGGCCAATAACGCTCACGGCCTTTGACAATGACAAGCAACCCGCAAGCTTCACGGGGTGCATCAGTCTTTGCGTGCTCAAGCGCAGCAGAACGCCACTCACTCATGAGAAGCTCGTGCCAACACCGGGGAATGATCCAAACGGTAGATCTGCTGTGTTGCCAAATCGGATTTTGCAACTACTTAAACGCTTCCCGCAAACATCATCAAGCGGGTCTGCTGTTCCGGTGTTGATCTGAGGCTCACCACTCTTGCCGCTATAGGTCTGAGTCAGAATCGTTCCGGCTGTGTCAATGATCTGCAGGTTGCCGTTGTTTTGCAGCACTGCCGTTGCGCCTGCATAGTTGTTGGTGACAGCAGTGACGGTGTAAACGGCGCTCACGATGGGGAACTTTTCACCCAAACCATCTGTTCTGTTGGCGTATGGGTTTGAAGAAGCTGTCTCAATGCTGACTGTAATTGTCTCGTTGGCAGAGAAGTTGCCAGTGCTGCTCACGATAGTTGCGGGAGCAGTAAACCGATCTGTTGGATTTTCCCATCTGCGCAAGACGCCAAGCTCAAGAGCTGCATCGCCTTCAGGAAGCGCAACGCTTGTGGCTGTGAATTGCAGCGTGATTGTGCGACCGTCAGCAAGCGTGAACGCCTTGTTTGCATTGACTTCGACATCTGCACTGTCATCAGCGTTGCCGAAAATCTCGTGATAAAAACTGGCGTGCCTTCCGCCAACACCTTCAGGCAGGTAACTATCCCAGCGCACAGTTGAAGGCGTCCCAGAGAATGATGTGCCTGAGTTCCAATAAGAAGTTGTGCCATCTGTGATGAACAGATCGCCATTTGCACCCATCTTGATGCTGGTGCCGCCCCTGCCTGAGGTAGCTGTGCGCCATCTAACCTCTTGAATGTTGTTTGGATCTTGGTTTTTGGCATAGATAAAGAAATCGCCGTTATTCCCAAACTGCGCCCGATACCAACCATTGCTTGAGGTTAAAAACTGCCCAGCGGTCAACGACGCTCCGCTAGCAAGAATCTCATCGCCAGTGCTGTACGAAAAGCTGGTCGCAGCAGCCGCACCTAACAGGTTGTCGTTTTCGTCGTAAAAACGCGCATCGTTAATTACGCCATCAGGCCGCCAGGTACAGCCATCCCTTGTTCCATCAGTACCGCCCTTATATTCCCACTGGCAAACGTTGGCAAGACACTGTCGCTTTGGGGCTTTGATGTTTTCTAGGTCAAGCTTTGCCGCCAGCTCAAACTCAACAACATCGCGGTTTTCAACGATCTTGCGATTGACAAAGTAGACCTCCTGCGGCATTTGCTCGCCCGATGGCGTGCCGTAAGGGTTGGTGTCATTGTCAAAGTTAACCCCATCCAAGAAACGGCTCAGCGTCCTGATGCGCACAACCTTTGCGCCGGTCAGGTCGTTCCCAAAGGTTGTCTCATTGACGTTCAGCATCAACGCCGAAACAACACTGAACAGGTTGCCAACGCGCAATGTCGGCCTAGGGAACCCCGTCTGTCCTGCTGTGTATTCAAAACCTTCGGCTTCAACAGGAATCGCTAAATAGGTATTGCCGTTGTAGATAATCTCTCCGGTCTGCGTCTGGACAACAACGCCGTTGTAAAACCGGAAGATCGTTTCACTGCCGTGAATCTCTTGATCCAGGTGCAGCTCAAACAGCTCGATAATTGCAAATGGGGAGCTTTTTAGAAGCTCCTCAAACATGATGACATCGCTCATAGGTCAAACACCTCCTCAAAAGTTGCGGAGATCTGCCCTCTGCCAGGGAAGTTAATGGTTTTATTCCATTGCGGACAAATCCATTTATATGTTGCTGTTTCATCTGGCGGAGACCAGCTAAAGCTTTCTGAGCCACCTCGTGCTTCTAAAAATGCTTCAATCTCGTCAGCATCTTCCTCAGTAACGTCCCAGCTTAAGGACCAAATCTTGCGGTCTTGGTTTAGACCAAAAGTCAAGCGCTGCTCATAACCATCCCCAAAGCGCACTCTGCGGAATGACGGCTGGCTGCTTTTACGAGCGCCAACCTGCGGGTCATAATCGGGGAAAGTAGCCATCAGCGGGTAAGAAGCCCTCCAGGCCGTTTCTGTTTAATCAATTCTGCCTGAACTGCCGCACCAATGACACGGCCAAGTTGACCAGCCTGTGCATCGTTACCTTGGGCCGCAGAACCAGTCGCGTCAACGTTCACGACCACACTGGTGGCTCCGCCTATCGCATGGTTCGGAACAATGGTTCCGCTTGACCGTGGGACAAACAACTCTGGGCCACGCTCGCCAACGATTGAGGGCCTGCCAACAGGAGGGCGGCCACCATTAGCAAAGCCAGGCAGCAGGCCAAGCAAACCAGAACCACCTTTGCCTCCAACAGCAAAGCCGCCAATGCCGCGATTCAGCAAGATGCCGCCAAGCTGCTTAAGAATGCCACTCAAGGACTGGCTAAGCGTCTTGCTGCTATCTATCGCGCCCATAATTGCGCCGGTTATCCCATTCTGTATCACGTCTGCGATTTCTTTTACTTGGGCAAGCTGTTTATCTTGTTCCGCCTTCAACAGCTTTGCTGCCTCGATTCTGGCCTTGTCTGCCTGAGAAAGGCCAAACTTAATTTCAAGCTGATCGCGTAAGCCTTGCAGCTCTTTATCAGTAAGTAGGTCAAACTGGCTGGCTAAATTGAGCTTGTCAAAATCAAGCTGCAGCCGCTCACGTTCTTTTTCAGTCGTTGCAGTTAAGATCTGCGACTCTTGTTTCAGGCTGGTGAGCATTTCTTTTGCTGCTTCCAGCTGTTTTTGCTTGGCTTCTGCCGCTTCTTCTGCGGGAGTCTTGCCGCCACCCGCTGCAGCAGTTCCTGCGAGCAAAGCAGGAGTAGTTAAGTCCGGCAATTTTGGGGTTTTTGGGGTTTCGGCCGCAAATCCTTCTGCCCTGAGCCTTTCTCTTTCTGCGGTTAATTTTGCTTGACCGCCTCGCTTGAAAAACTGAGCTGAAGCCCCAGGTTTGTCTAAGCCAAGGTTCTTTCTTGCCTGCCTATCTATCGCCGCCTCTCTGAACAAA